GTTCCAAGAAATCCTTGTAGGCCAGATCAAGGTTCTGCTGAGCCATGCCGCGCTGGCCTTGGCCTACGCCCTGAAGCATTGCAGCGTAGGACTGCTGATTGCCAAGCGCCTGTTGGCCGTAGCCCGCAAGAGCCTGTGCACCCGCAAGCTGCTGTGCTGGCAGACCTTGTGCAAACCCAGCGGCTTGCGTGTATCCACGATTATAGAGATCAGCCAACGTCTGAGCCGTATTCAAATCTTCTTGACCGGCAAGCTGCGCTTCATAAACACCACGGCGTTCGTTACCAAATGCCTTCGATGATGCAAGCTGCGCCCGCGTTGCTGCGTCACGTTCAGCGCGGTTCTGTGCCAAGCGGGCCATCGTGGCGTCGATGACGTTGGTCTGGAACGGCGACATGAAGCCGGAGACATCTTGCTGAAACTGCTGCGGCGTGTAACCTGCTGCGCGCTGAGCAACCTGTGTGGCTTGTTGAAGTTGTGGCATACCAACTTGCTCGGTGGCTGCGCGGGTGGCAACACCGAACGCCTGCTCTTCAGCGGGTCGGAACTGCGCAATGCGCGGGCCACCGTAGGCCTGATACGGAATAGACGCAACCTGCTGTGCGGCTCCGTAGTTACGCGCCAGAATATCCTGAATGAAAGGATTGAGCGCCTGTTGAGTAGTAGTAGTTGTCGCCATTATAACCCCCAAGCGGACTGACCGCCTAATCCTTCGTTATTACCATATAAATTAAACAATTGACAGCCCATTACACATGCCGTGCGCGTACTTGTTCAGAGTGACTTACATAAATCTCAACATGATGTCCGTCTTCATCAACCATGATTAACCTTGCGGGCGGGTGGATAAACACATCAAGCCCTTTAACATACCGCTCGTTCATCGTTAATTCAATCAAACGATTACGCTGCGCCTCATACGCAGGGTCGTATTGAGCAGGAGGTGTAGGAAGTTTCAGGTTCATCGACGGCCCCCTGGGATAGCGTTAAGCCGCATGATACCTACACGCCAATCAACGTCGCGTGCGCTATCAACACGCATACTTATCTGACGCCCATTGAAGCGAACCGACGTTGGGTTGTCCAAAGTAAACGGCCCGTAAGAACTCTCGATCCCGTTGGGATAATACTTCTTATAGAACGTGGCCGTCACATCGCCCTGTGTGCGTTCGTCTGGGATAAGTTCGTTAATGTGCAGAACGCGGTCGCCATCGCCAATCTGAACTGGCCCAGTCTCGGCGAATACATCGCCAGCCCCAGGACGAACAAAGGCAACTTCGTGGTCGTACACAAAACCGTCTGCGGTCCACATCATCGGGTAGTTGAACACGGTCTTGTCGATACCGCAAGTGCGCGACAATGTTCCAATAGACCAATGGTTTTCTTGGAAGTTCCAAACGACATAGCGGTCGATTTCTGTGGCGGAAGATGACGGGTAGAACCACCATACTTCGCCAAACTGCGTGTTAGGAACGCAGACAATCTTAGAACGCTGTGAGCCGTTGAGGTCTGAGAAAACGTAATCTTCAACGTCTGACGGTAGTGGTTTGACATAGCCGTCGTACATGAAGAAGCCACGGTCGCCCATCCATACTGCCATGTTATCGAGGACAGCGACGGCTTGGCGTGAGATGATGCCGCAGTTGCGGCCTGCGGTTTCAAACTGATAAACAAACGGCGCGCCAACATACTGAGCGGTGTGCGCGTCAACGTCTGTAAGAACCAGCATCTGGCCGCGAACACGACGAGCGCACATGAGCCTACCCGGCGTGGTAAGAATGAAGCTACCAGCAAGGTTAGTAGACGCAGCCGTCCAGATGGTGTTGTTCTCTAGATCGCACCACGCAATTTTACGCGGATTGCCGTCGGCGCTAAGCGCAAAGATTGAACGCTCATCCGTAACCGCAAGACCTGTGCAGCCTGTCGGGGAGTTAACAATCTGCGCAGCAAGCGTAGCTGGGGCTACATCATCCAACTGCCATTCGTACAGCTTGCCGTCAGATGTCGAACAGGCAACGAGATATTCGCCCCAAGTATCGAGGCTCCAAGTGGCCGCTTCTGTGATCGGGCTAATGTCTGGACGCGGTGTACCATAGGCATAGCTGCCGTAAGCAAGGCTTCCGTAGCCGGTGTTGTCGCTACCGTTTGCTGGGCCTGGAACAAAACCTGTCGGCGTGATGTCGATGAGGACACCCGCCGAAGTCATGCTGAATAGTTTTGTATTGGTCCCAACCCCAAGACGACGTGTGCCGTCATTGCTGCGCCACGCAAGCGTTGTGCGCGGTACACCGTTAGTAGCCACGCTATTACGAATACGCCATCCCCCAACTGGACGCATTGTCCCGTTGTGCCAACGAATAAGATTGGCGTCATACCACCGTCCCGCAGCCTGAAGCTCAGTGCCGTTGCGGTAAACGCCGGGTGGTATGGAAATAGGGATCAGTGTCATGCTGTTGTCCGTGTTGAGGCGCTGCGCTCTTATATCACTTTTTAGAAGTTTTTACAGCCTCTTCCCATGCTTCTACAGTCAAGCGATGTTTCAACGCACAATCGCCGTATTTAGCTATAAGATCAACTTCCCAAGTTGCACGATCAGGGTCGGTTAGGATTGATGGCGGAGCGGGAAGTACTGGACAATTACTCGCTAGATTCGCCGGAGGCAGCGGCATTGGCACGATTGATACCGCCTTCGAGCAGCCCGATAACCCGATAATCAGGAGCGCAATCAGCAGAAACAGCAGGGAGAGTTTTGTATATTTCCCGTATTGTTTCTCTTTCTCCGGCGACCACGACATCGGCTTGATCTCGTTGGGTTTGGTAAAGCGTAGAAACCTCATCTATCTTTCCTTGCATTTCTTGGCGTTGCTTCTCTGCCTTTTCCAAAGCCTTGGAATACGCGGCGTCGCACTGCCAGTCTTTGACCTTCCATCCCGTAGCAATACCGATAACAAGCGCACCGCCAACTGCATACATAAGGATTGGATTAGGAATTAAAGCCATGTTGCGTACTTCTTTGTCTTCGCCTTGCGGTCATCGAAGCCGTGCGTACCGCCGTTAATACGCTTTGTCAGCGCAAGGATAGCGCCGTCGCCTGTACCTTGGTCGCAGATGCCCCAGAGTTTGTTGCGGTCAAAGAACCAAAGCGCGCTCTCAAAGCACAGTTCACCCGACACAAGGTCGGGGTTGTCCATTACTTCTTGGCGTCCGATGTAGGTGGCGAAAGCTTGGTAATTTGCTTTGCCAGTAAGTTGGAGAGCGCCACGTCCACGGAACTTCCAGCCATCCCCAGACGCTTCATTACCATTGCCCATGCGGTTTGCATATGCCCGATTAGCAATCTTTTTTGGCTGGCGTTCATACGCCCTAGCAATTGCTTCAGTCTGGAAATACTTATCAAAAGTGCCGCGTAGACCTTTCGCGCTATAGTTAAGGTTTTCGCTAAAAGCCTTGAAGCCGCCGCTTTCATGCGCTGTTTGAGCAAAGAAATGCGCTGCCCGATCTGGCGAAAGTTTATAGAAAGCCGCAGCCTTTTTAAATGTTCCCGGACCGAACGCGCCATCTGCCGTTACTCCTAATTTATTCTGAAGGTTTACAAGGCTCACTTATCTTGTCCCTTATTCCACAATTCAAATAACGTCTTGACCTTCTCTTCCACTACGCCGAGGCGCACATCCATCTTGGCGAGGATGATAACCAGCGAAATGAACGCAAGTACTAACGGCCAAAGCTGGCCGATCAGTTCGACGGTGGATAGATCACCCGCCATTTACGCCGCCGTATTACGCCAGTTAGGGAAGTCCTTCTCGTCAATCGTGCCGTCGTCGTTGTTGTCGTAGCGCAGGTCGTTGCGATACATTTCCCACGGAGCCATCTCGTCGTCGTCCAACTCAGCGGGTGGGGCTGGTTCAGGCTCAACAGGCTCTTCCTTATCACGCGCATTGGCGTTGAGGGAGAGGCCACCGAGTAGACCAACAAACGCACCGATGATGGTCTGGAACGCTGGGTTAATCATCTCAAGAATAGCTGTGCTATCCACGACATCATTAGGCAAGAACAGGCCGACTACCAACGCCATTACAACCACAAGGATCACAGCCGATAGCGTTATAATGGAAACGCGAATGACAAACTCTACAGTGTCATTCACGCCATCAATCTTGCTTTCAAAATTGTTTAGGAAATTCATCTGTCTGCCTTGTTGTCCAGCTTATCTTCTATGCGGCGAAGGTGCATCATCACCTCGTCGAACTTCTTATCAATGGCGTTGAACTTCTCATCGCCAAAATCCAGTTTCGTCTCAAGGATGGCGAGACGATTGCTGAGTTGTGTCCAAACGCCAATGATGGCGAAGACGCCACCAATGACGGTTATAAGGGTATCAACGCCGAACGACATGTCCATTGTTAGGCAACCCATTCTTCAGCAGGGGCATCTGGCCATACAGGGTCAAGCATGTCGGCATCGCGTAGGGCTTGGCGGTATGCGGCAAACTCGGCCTTGCAATCGTCAGTTAGGTTAACGTCACTGATCTGTGTCCAGTCGCATTCTGCCAACTTGGCGTTGCGGATTGGCTTGTTGCTTGCGATGGTCTGCTCGTTGCTTTCCTGCTCCCGCTCTTCAGGCGATTTGTACGGCTGCCATACGCGGCCTTCTTCTGCGT